CGTAGCTGTCGCCGTCAATGGTTAGGGTTAAATCCCTACCGGTAATATAAGTTGCCATTAGGCTAACCCTTTCCTTAGTTGTTTGTTGTTACTACCTCAATAGTAAGTGAGCTAGTAAGCATTTGTTGGCCTGTTACTTCTTGTATTTGTGGTTGCGTCCACCCGTTAATAACTGCCGTTCCCGTAGGTAGTTCGTTAAAAACGTCTAGCATTAAACTTTCCATGTTCGCTAGGGCGGCTTGATTATCGGCTGCCCCGACTATTGCGGTTAGTTCAAAACGTACATTTATGCGATTAGATAACCCGCCAATAGCTACTGGGGTTAAGTAAGGCGACGCTGGCACAAGTACCAAGGCGGGCGGCGTAATCTGCTCACGCGGGAATGCGTAAACTACACGCCCAGCCGCGCCTAATGCGCTGGCTAGTGTGTCGCGTAAACTTACTAAATTAGCCATTATCCAACCAGGCTATTAGTGTCTACGTCTTTACCAAGTAAGCCCATAATTCTTTGGAGCATTGAGCGGCCTAAACGATAAGGCGCTGGCGCAAAATCTACGCCTTGTTGTCCCATAGTTCCCTTGCGGGTTTCCCAAATGTCTACGGCTAGGGCTAAACAAGCTTCTCTTACGCTTGCGTTAGCATCATAAAGAGCAGCTTGTGAAGTTAATACGGCTCTACCGTACGGACGTACTGGGGTTTCAATTACGTCGGCGGCGGTAATGGCTACATCAAAACTAGCGGCTCTTCGTGCTGTAACTGTACGCGAACCGTTAAAGGTAGTTGGGCAGCCTGTAACCGTAAGCGCCGAACCTACGACAAAATCGTGCGGCTCTACGGTGTAGTAGGTTGCTACGTTGTCTTCTAGTTCGACGGCCACAATACTAGAGCGGTTAAATTCCAGGTAACTTAAAATAATGTCGCTTGCAGCGTCGGCCACTTGTTGAACTTCGGCGTCCGGATAGATTGAACCAATACCAAGTACCGACTTTAATTCAGAAATACTAATAATTGCCATAGGTTTAACCTTTCCTTATTGGGGTGTAGGGGGGGCACAGGGCAGCACCCCCCCTACGATTATTTGGTCTTACGCGGTCTGTTGGTAAACGCGTACGCCCAAAGGCTTCTTAATAGCCAATGCGCCGTAACCGTAAACGGATACCTCAATCTGGCCTGAACCAATTACGTCCACGCGTACTTGACGTACAGGGCTCTCATACCATGTTGCAGCTTCAGGGGCAAGCAAAATCATGCCCTCGTCTGCGCCTGCGCCAATGTGTGGGTCTACAAAGAGCTGGGTTCCCAATACGTTACCTACGATTGAGGTTCCATTTACTGCGCCTGGTGCGTTTGACGGTGCGGCGGCGTTGTAAAGCGGGCGGTCTGAACCGTCCTGGTAACCCATGATTGCAGTCCAGTTAGTTGTATTCGCTACAAGGTTACGGGCAAAATTGCCTGAACCTGCGTAGGCGGCTGCGCTTTCGGTTGCGATAAATGACTGTAAACCGTCGGCTGTTCCCGCTACTGCGGTTGCATCTGTTCCACCGGATAGAAGAGCAGATACTACGGCTAGGTCTGTTGCCTTGGCGTAAGCTGCGGACATTTCGCGTAGGAGCTCGGTGAGAAATGCCGGTGAGCTTCTGTCAATTAACTCCCAGCTAATTCTCGAAGCGCCTGCGTACTTTTCTACGTTCACCGTTAGGAAAGATGAAGTCATAGGTGTACCGAATGGGTCGCCCTCTTCTGCAACTTCCGCAACTGTCGGCGGTGTAACTAGCTTAGGAATGGTGAATGACATTCCAGAAGCCGGAAGTGCGCCACGGGAAATTGCGTCAATAGTTGGGCGTCCGTCAATAGTGGTAGAAATAAATTCCTGTAAATGCGGTGCAAGGGTTAGACCCGTGTTTGTTGCGGTACTTTCGTCCGCAGCTCTTACGTATTGGCGGCTATCGTCGTTACCCATAGCGGCTTTAATGCTGTGCTCTAGGTAAGAAGTTCCGTCTACGATTGGGCTACGTGGTGCGGTGCGAATTGGAGCGGCAGCCTGAACAACCGGTACGGCTGTTACTTCCTCTGCGGCTTCAACTTCTGGGTTTTCGTTTTCCATTGTTGTATCCTTTTTGTTTTCCTCGGCGGCTGCTTCGGTGGTTTCTGGGGTGTCGCTTTCTTCGTCTTCACTAGCTGCGACTTCTGTTATTAAAGCGGACTTAAAGGCGGGGTTCGTGACGTGCGCGACTTGCTGCAAGGTAGCAGCGCTTACTTTCATTACGCCTTTGTCTATGGTGTATTCGTCGGCGCTGGCTTCAATGCTAAACGCTGGGCGCAAGCCCTCGGCGGCTTCGATTAGTGCGTCTGTTCCCGCGCTAGTCCCAGCAATTTTGAAAGACATAGAAATACCGGCAGGGGTGATAACTTCACTTCCTGCAATTCCACGGCCTAATGGGTCTGTACGGGAATGCTCTTTATTAAGGATTATTTCCTCTGCCTTAAATTGCTGGAAACTTCCAAACTCAAAGACTACTGCGCCAGCGCTGGTATTACCTGAAATACCAAACGGGACAATAGTTCCGGTAATGGTTCTGTTGGCAACGTCTGCGGCTAGTATCTTGCCGTCAAAGTTAATTAGCATTTGTTTCACTTCCTCTAGGGGCTAGGTCTTCCATGGCGCGGGCTTCGTCAATGTCAATAAGTCCAAGCTCTAGCATTTTGCCTGTAACTTCTATACGTTCCATAGGTGTACCACGTAGGTATTCTTCGACCTCGAATTTTACGCGCTGGGTCATTGGGGTTATATCGTCCATGCTTAGACGCTGTTCTACGGCAATTAGGAATGGCATTAGGGAAAGGTCAATAAGTGAGCGGCGCTCCTGGAGCGTATTTGAATAGGTGCTTGAAGTGCTTTCGGCATTTAGATACCACGCTGGAATGTTCATAAGGCGGGCTATTTCGGTAGCCGTGTTCATGCGGTTAGCACTAAGTTCCATTTGGCTAGCGTCAAACCCGAAAGTTTGAACCTCAAGATTACCGGATAAATAAGCGGTTGAGCGTTGAGCGCGGGCGGCTTTCCAATTAGATAACAAGGCGCTCACCTGCGACGCTGGCAAGTCCACCCCGCTATTCTTAATATACATGGCGGGATTAGGTTCTTCGGCCATACGACTTACGGCCTTTTCTAGGTCTAGCGCGGTCTTAATTGTTCGACCTGCGCGGCTCAAAATTCCGCCAGTACCTAAACCGTAAAAAACAATTAGGGAATTTACGCCGGACATTGGTACGAGATTGCCGTCTACATAAAACCCGTCAATAACAATTCCGTTAGCGCCCTCGGTATTGTAACTAACCCGTAGCGGGTCAATGCGGCGGGCGCGTGTTGGCCTAGCGTCGTCCGGTGAAACTTCCAATACCTGCCAATAGGCTACGTCGTCAAAGAGCAAATCGGCAAAAGTGTAAGACATAGTAACGGCCATTGGTAGCGCTGGGTCTGGCTGTTCTAAAATTGTGCGCCCATAAACTTTTGCGTTTGTGGTTTTGTTGTAAGCAATTAAAGGCAGGCTTGCAGCCGTTCCGCAGATAATAGAGCGGGCTCTAGCTACGCTTGGTACTTCCATAGCTTCTTGTCGCGTGGTGTAAGGCGACATAAACAAAGGCGCGAAGTTCTGGCTAGGCAATACGTTTATGGCTGCGGTCACTTCTTGAGATTGTGCGGCGTTTACTTGAGAAGTTAAAGAAAATACGTCGAATAGACCCATGGTATTAGTATCGCTTGTATTTCCCTAAGTTGCGAATAATGCAACACTTTGTAACGCCGTTCACCGTGTCGCGGCTAGCGTCCAGTAAGTTCTTGACCCCTCATTAGCGCTAGCCGCGAACCTCGGGTGACCTGTTGGGTCAAACCGATATTATCACGGCTTCGGCTTGCGGGGTAGTGGCGTGGCCGATTGCCATAACTAAAGCTACTGCCGCGCTGATTGGATTGGTCGCAGCTCTTCGCGCAATTCTCCAGCCGCCGTCGCCTGCCGGTCTACGGGCACACGCTACCAAGTGTTCATACATTATTTCTTGGCCTGCATGAATTATGTTCCCTTGGTTCATGGCGTTTAATGTCTGGTCGCAGGCAATAGCAAAATTAGCCCCGCTCCATGGGCTTGCACTTGTCTGGACTTGGGCGCGGGCTAGGTGTGGCGCAATAAATCCAGCCGTGTTTGGGTCGTAGGCAACTACCCGCGGATTAAAGCGCCTGGCAAGTTCGGCTATTTCGCTAGCTAATGCCACGTCATTTATTCCCCCGTCCTTGTGCCATTCATGCACAAACACGGCCAACTTATCCTCCGGAGTAACTTGCACACTTACCAAGAAAGCCTTTTCACGATTAAAACTTAGGTCTAATCCCATGTAAGTAGGCAAGCCGTCCACCATGCTTATTTGTCTTTCGCCCTCGTTCCACTTGTCCATATTCCAGGGGCTTGTCATTGACGAAACCCACATACAAAGGCTTTCGGTCATAAAGGCTTCTTTAGTGTCAAACTTGGCGCTGTCTAAAATGCTTTCTAAATCTATTAAATGACCAAGGGCTGGGTTAGCTTGTTGTATTGCTTTAATGTCCGGCGGGTTTACTTGCGAACCCTCGGCGGCGCTCCATTCATACCAGCCCATTCTGGGGCTATTGTTCATTAGTGCCCTTGTTCGTAAGTTGTTCAAAACGGTACTAGCTTCGCTACCTGCGTTAGAAGTCGTCCAAGTTTGCCCGCCGGTGGTTCGGGTTAAAGGTACTGCGGCTTGCCAGGCTTCTTCGGAAATTTCCCTAAGTTCGTCTATGTAAAGTAGGTTCGCCGTACTTCCGCGCGAGCCCTCGGAAGTGGCAGCCCTGATTGAATACTTGCGTATTCGCTGGCATTTACTAGGGCAGCTCTTGGGGTAATGGTGGCAGTAAATTTCCAGCTCTTCTTGGCCATTAGTTCGGCTTACCCGTTTAATACGCTTACGTGTCCAGTCCAGGCTTTCGGCTAGGTCTACCGTTTGCTTAAAAGTGTCCAGCGCTAACTGGCGGGTTTGTGCCATGGCTATAATTTGTTTGCTTCCAAACACGTATAAATGGGCTAAGAATATTTGGCGCATTAACGCCGTCTTTCCATTCTGGCGGGCAATAAGCAACCCTATGCTTGACTTAGCCCAACTACCATTGGGGTTTAATTGCAGCGCGTCCATGGCCACGTATTGTTGCCAGGGTAATAGCGGTACGCCAAATTCTGCCGATAGGTCAATTACTACCTGTCCCGCGCTTGGCAGGTTTTGGGTTGGACTTTGTAGGCGTGGCTTCGATAACCCGTAAATAGTCGGCGACGTATCCAAGTCCATTAGTTTCTTCTTCCTTATTGCCCTGTGTTCGTGTTTCCACGGTTAGATGTAATTGTGCCAGTATTTGGGTAAATCTTGCGGCTAGTGCTGGCACTTCTTTAAGTTCACCGGTATTAAAACTTGTGTCTAATGCGTAGGCAAGTCGTCTAGCTAGGGCTATTGCTCCTGCGTCTGTTTGAAATAACCAATCGGCAGCTGCTATTGACTGTTCTAGGCAAGCGCTTATTTCGTTTGGGTCAATTCCAGATAAATGGTGAGTATCCATTATGACTTGCTCTTTTCTGTCATGGGCGGGCTTGAAACGAGCGTAGGGGAGAGAAACAGCCT